AGCGTTTTCGCCGCATAGACTGCGGCCATGCCATACGCCCCCGAACTAAAAGAAGCCGCCAAACGCCTCTATTTACGCCGCTGCAAGCCGCGTGAAATTCAGGCGCAATTATCCCTGCCCAACATCCGGATCGTTTACTACTGGATCCGCCAGGGTGAGTGGGACGACATGCTGTCGGATGAAGAACCGCTGACCGCCGTCGGCCGGCGAATCACCCTCCTCCTGGACAAAGCCACGTCGCTGACTAAGGGCGACCTGGACGAGCTCGACCGATTGACCACGGTTCGCGAACGATTACTGAAGCAATCCGCGAAACCGGTGCCGGCGCCGATCGGAGATCCGCCGGCGGACGATGGTCAGCGCCGAGAAGGAAGCCGCAACGAACGACGTGACAAAGGCGATCGCGGCGACAAGGGCGGAAAGAAGCGCGAGAAGAAGGCCAAAAACGAAGTCGGCGACCTGACGGAAGTGGACTTTCTCGACAAGTTCATCAGCAAAATGTACGGCTACCAGAAAGAGCTGTTCGCCGCGAAACAGAACCCGCTGACCAGTCGGATCCGCAACATCCTCAAAAGCCGCCAGGTGGGCCTGACGTACTACTTCGCCGGCGAAGCGTTCATGGACGCCGTGCTGACCGGTGACAACCAAATTTTCCTGTCGGCCAGCCGCGCCCAGTCCGAGATTTTTCGCAGCTACATCGTGTCGTTCGCTCAAGAGTGGTTCGGCCTCGAGCTGACCGGAAACCCGATCGTGCTGAGCAAGGACGGCAAACCATGGGCCGAGCTGCGCTTTCTTAGCACCAACAGCAGCACCGCCCAGGGTCACCATGGCCACGTCTACGTCGACGAATATTTCTGGATCCGCGACTTCGAGAAACTGAACACCGTCGCCAGTGCCATGGCCACCCACAAAAAGTGGCGTAAGACCTACTTTTCCACGCCCAGCGCCGTGTCGCACCAGGCGTACCCGTTCTGGACCGGCGAGAAATTCCGCAACAGCAAACGTAAAAACGCCAAGGATCCGTGGCCGAGCGAAGCCCAAGCTGCGGCTGGCTCGCTGTGTCCGGACGGACAATGGCGCAAGGTCATCACCATCCTCGACGCCATTGCCGGCGGCTGCGATCTGTTCGACCTCGAGCAGCTGCAGCTGGAGTACGACGAGGACAAATTTCAGCAGCTGTTCATGTGCAAGTTCATCGACAGCACGCAGAGCGCCTTTTCCCTGGTCGACCTCGAGCGCTGTTACTCCGACCTGTCGTTGTGGACCGACTACGACCCGGACGACCCGCGTCCATTCGGCAACAGCCCGGTGTGGATTGGTTACGACCCGAGCCGCACCCGCGACGATGCCAGCTGCGTGGTCATCGCCCCGCCGCTCGAGGACGGCGGCAAGTTCCGGATCCTGGAGAAACACAGCTGGCGTGGGCAGTCGTTCAAGTACCAGGCCGAGCAGGTCAAGAAGCTCACCGAGAAATTCAACGTGCAGCACATCGGCATCGATACCACTGGCATCGGTTACGGCGTGTTCGACCTGGTGCGCGACTTCTACCCGCGTGCGACCTCGATCCACTACAGCCTCGAAACCAAAAACACCCTGGTGCTCAAGGCACAGGACACGATTCAGGGCAGCCGGATCGAGTGGGACGCCGGCTGGAACGATATCGCTCAGGCCTTCCTGACGATCAAGCGGGGCACCACTGGCGGTGGCCAGGTCACCTACAGCGCGTCGCGCACCGACGCCTCCGGTCATGCCGATATCGCCTGGGCAATCATGCACGCCTTGGCCCACGAACCCCTCAATACCAACAAACAGCGGCGCAGCCGCTACACACTCAGCGGACCAAGCACCCATGGACAAACCAGTAAAAAACCAGCCGCAAAAACCAGCACCAGGTCCGATGCGGGCGTTTTCATTCGGTGCACCGGAACAGGTGCTGACCGAGAACATCGGGCATTACCTGGGCGTGTTCGCCAGCCACGACGGAAAGACCTACACGCCGCCGGTATCACGCCAAGGCCTGGCCAAGCTGCTGCGCGCAAACGCTCACCACGGCGCCATTCCAGGGTTCAAGCGCAACCTGCTGCTGCGTGAATTCATTGCTTCAGAGGGTTGTTCGGTTCAGACCATGAGCCGTGCCGGGTTGGATTTCATGGTGTTCGGCGAGGCGTACTTTCAACGCAACCGGAACGCCTTCGGCCAAGTACTGGAAATGGAACACCTACCGGCAATCAACATGCGGGTCAGGGTTGGTGGCGGGTTTGTGATGCTGCTGCCGGACGGCAAGGAAGTGGAATTCGAAGAGGATGAAGTCGAGCACGTCATGAACTACGACGTGGAACAGAACATCTACGGTGTGCCCGACTACCTAGGCGGCATGCAGGCGCTGCTGCTCAACGAGGCCGCGACCCTGTTCCGCCGACGCTACTACAGCAACGGCGCGCACGCGGGCTACATCTTCTACACCAACGACCCGAACTTGAGCGAGGCAGACGAAGAATCACTGCGCGATCAGATCAGCGCGAGCAAGGGCGTGGGCAACTTCCGATCGATGTTCGTGAACATCCCGGGCGGTGCGGAGAAGGCGATCCAGATCATCCCGGTCGGCGACTTTCAAGCGAAGGACGAACTGGAGAAGGTCAAGAACATCACGCGTAACGATGTAATCGCCGCCTGGCGTATGAACCCCGCACTGGCCGGGATCATCCCGGAAAACAGCGCCGGCTTTGGCGATATCGAAAAGATCGATCGCGTGTACACCAGCAATGAGATCCGACCGATTTGCCAGCTGTTCAATCAGCTGAATGACACGTTACGCGAAGACAGGCGATTCACCTGGAGGAAACAAGATGAAGCAGTTGATTCCACTACATCCAGTGCATAGCTAAGAGATAACCACTACATATTGTGGCAATATAGTGGCAATTGGCTGACCCTGGGGAGGGACATAATGCGAGTTATCTGCAAGTGCGGACACAAAGGCCGGATCGGTAAACGGGATCAACTGTCGACAGATTTCGTGAAGCTCTACTGCCAATGCTTAGACACGACCTGTGGGCACACCTGGGTCGCACATCTCACGTACTCACATACGCTAAGCCCGTCCGCGCAGACATTCGATCGGTTGTTGTTTGACCGTTTGAGGGACATGCCCAGGGCAAAGCAGCGGGAGCTGTTTGAGCAGCTTGGGTCACAAGCAGTGGCGTAAGGCGCAAACCGCCGACTCGGGGATTGTCGGCGATCGGTTACATGGAATGGATTATCAGTTGCTGGCCGGTTCTTCCGGATGAGTAGCTAAGACTTCGGACATCCGGCGGAGATGAACTTGTTCCTGTTCACTCAGCAGGCGGTACAACCGAATGAGCCGACGCTCAATTTTGGTAAGGCTAAGCCATTCAAACTCGATGGTTCCGACACTGCCAAGTTCGTTTTTCGTGCGATCCAACATGCTTACTACTCCATAAAGTGCATTGCTGAATCGACGTTGACGGGGCTGGATCTGGCTTTAGTACAAGGGGGTGACGAATGCCGCACATGCTTTGTTACAAGTTAATTCAGTTGTCGAGCGGCATCGTCGGCCATGGCTTTCAGGAAGCGGCGAATCGCTTCCTGGTCGCCTGGAGTAATGCTTCGGTACTGCTTAACAAGAGTGTCTTCTACGTCACTGAGAGCATGTTCAGACAATGTTGTCCGCACACCATTCAGAATGTACGGGACGTCAAAACCGAACTGAATCGCGACTTTGCTCAAGTACGACGCCGTCGCGTCACTAGCTCCGGACTCGTAGTTAGCTTGAGTTCGCTTGGCTATTCCCAATGCTTCCGCAAGCTCGTTCTGAGTCTTCGCGCATCGCTTCCGTTCTTCCTGCAGTCGGGAGCCTATCTCTTCGGAAAGGTGCAAAATAATTCATCTCTGATATTTACAAATGCATCGAAGTGCATCATTGTGCATTCCACACCACATGAAATTGCACGGAATTGCACTATGCCCAACACATGCATCACTGAGCAAGCCCGCAAGCAAGCGCGTGAAGCCTTAGAGAAACGCGGTCAGTCCGCGAAAGACTTTGCAAAATTGCACGACCTGAACCCCAGCACCGTATACGCGGTGCTGAGTGGACAGAGCCATTGTCGCCGTGGGGAGGCACATCGCGCCGCCGTACTTCTTGGCATCAAAGACGGCGTGATCGAACAGTAATAGCACTGAGCCACAGGGAGTAGCAGAAGATGAAGAACACCGTTCTAAAGACTCGGCGCCAGGTAGTCAGTGCAATTATTTGCACCTATCCAGGCGGACGCGAATGTGCAGCGGCCCGCATCGGTCTGTCACTCAAGAAGTTTGATAACCACGCTTACGAGAATAACAACAGCCGTCCTTTGACCGACGCGCAGATCTATCAGCTCGAGCTCGAAGCGGGGACGACGTTTTTGCCGGAATACATTGCAGCCATGTACAGCGGCATGTTCGTCCCTGTAGCTGAGCCCGATTCGCTGGACAACGTCGAGATGTACGCCCGCTGCGTCCAGGCCGCCGCCAAGAAGGGCACCGTCGACCACCTCATTGCCGAGGCACTGAAAGACGGGATCATCAACGAATCTGAGGCTGAAGCGATCCTTCATGCGGACACTTTGCACCTGGCAGCCAGGCACGCCGAGGTTCTCGCGGTCATCCAACTGCACGCGTCGAAAGCGGGGAAATCCAAATGACTCAGTTGCCAGCAGTACAGGAATATCAGGACGTGCTCAAAGCAGCAGCGCTTGTGTTTTTGGAGCGTCACCACTGCGAACACTTGGGCGACGATCAGCAATTGTTCGACCGCGCAGTGCAGCACTTGGTTACCGACTATGACGTCCTGACGACGACTGCTGAAAAGCTCGTGCATTTGGCCTGCAGCGACATGTCAGCGGTACGCGATCGGCAGCGCCTAGACATCGTCAGCAGCACGTCGACGCATACCGTCATCATCGACCCAGCCACAGGGAACGCCTGGGCAGTCCCGGTCAGTCTGATCTACGAACGCATTCTCAACGCACCGGACAACGGTCGTTTCCGCATAGCCGCACCGTAATCCCCAACCAATAAACCGCCTGCCCCACCCCCGTGGGTTTGGGTGAGCTGCGCCCGAAATTGAGGTTTGACGATGGAAAACGCCATGAACATCAACGCAAAACTGACGCCCGATCAGGCGAAGGCGCTCTTGGCCAGCCTGCGCGAGCAATACCGTCTCAGCTTCAACGACCTCTGGTACGCAGACCAATACCGCTTGATTCCAGATGGTTTACGCCACGGATCGATCCTTGCCAACAGCCCTGTGATGGCCGCTCAGAAGCATCTGATCGGCGCCCTCACCCTCAGCCTCAAAGCAGTGAAATAACCATGAGAGAAGATCTGCGTCACGACGTACTGCAGCGACTTGAGTCCGACTACGGACTCAAACACCGCAGTGGGACCGACTACATGCGTGGCGGTACTTGCCCGAACTGCAATCAGAAAACTCTGTTCACGCGATTTTCCGCGCCTTGGATGGTGATCTGTGGTCGCCCTGAAAAGTGCAAGCACACCATGCCGGTCAAGGAGATCTACAACGACCTGTTCGAAGACTGGAGCAAGCGAGCACCGGTAACGAATGATCAGCCAAACGCCACAGCGCGGGCTTATCTGGAGTTCGGGCGCGGCTTCCGTCTTGAGATCATCTCGGGTTGGTATTCACAAGACAGTTACTTTTCCCCCGAAGTAAACGCCGGCAGTGCAACAGTGCGCTTTGCCCTGGAGAAAGGTGGCTACTGGGAACGACTGATTGATAAGCCGCATCGCTTCGGAAAGAAAAAAGCACGCTTCAAACCGGGCGAAAGCTACAAGGGTGTGTGGTGGTGTCCGCCGTGCGTCGACCTGCTCGAGGTCAAAGAACTGTGGATCACCGAAGGGATCTTCGACGCCATTGCGCTTGTCCACAACGACATTGCTGCAGTGGCCGCTATGTCATCCAACGCCTTCCCCGAAGCATCGCTGAAAAAGCTCGTTGAGCTACGCGGCAACAAACTGCCGACGCTGGTATGGGCTCCAGACAATGAGCCGGAGGCTTGTGAGTATGCCCGGCGGTGGGTTCGCTTGGCCCGTGAGATGGGGTTTACCTGCAGGGCAGCATTGATCCCGCAGCCAGGCCGCAAAGTTGACTGGAACGACCTACATCAGCGCTGGCAGTTCGAGGATGACGAACAGAAGCGCAATCACCGGCGCACTCGTGACTTTGATACGGCACGTCATCATGGCGACCTATTGCTGGCTGAGTCTGCCCGTGAGAAGGCGCTCTTGATCTATAGCTGGGAAGAAGAGGGCTCAGAGTTCCACTTTGACTTCCACAACCGCTTGTACTGGGCGAAGTTCGACCTGCACAAACTCGACGAAGAGCAGCGCGAGCTGCTGAACAGTGACGATCACGAAGACCAACTGCTGACCGAAAAAGGAGCCAGGCGCAAAGCGCTGGAAACGGCCTGCTCGCTGAAGCTTTTGGCGAACTGCAATTTCGAGACTTTGTATAAGCAACTGAACGAATCCACCGGTGAGGCTTGGTATTACGTTCGCATTACTCCGCCAAACGACGCCCCCAGCGAGAAGATCACCTTTACCCTGAAACAGTTTGCGTCGAGCAGCGAGTTCAAGGCGCGGCTGCTGTACTCCAGCGCTACTTGGCTCGGCGCTCAAAAGCACCTGGATCAAATCTCGATGAAACAGATCGAGGGGATCAAGACGGTCGAAACTGTCGATTTCGTGGGCTATAGCAAAGAGCATGGCGCTTACATTTTCAGTGATCTCGCCTGTCACAACGGCACAGTTTACAAGGCCAATGCTGAGGACTATTTCGAGTTCGGTAAACGCCGCGTGAAGTGTCTGGTCAAGAACGTGAAAATCAACCCGAAGGCCAGCAACGACGGCTATCGCGATGACTGGCTGGCGAAGCTGTGGCTGTGCTTCGGCGAAAAAGGCTTGATCGCACTGACTTATTGGTTTGGGTCGCTGTTCTCAGAGCAGATACGGGCCCAGTACGAAAGCTTTCCTTTTCTTGAGGCTACCGGCGAACCGGATGCCGGCAAGACCACGTTGATCATGTTCCTTTGGAAACTCTTCGGTCGCCACTATGAGGGCTTCGACCCAACCAAGGGCACCGTGTCCGGACGTAGCCGCTCGATGGGCCAGGTTGCCGGCATGCCGATCGTGTTAATCGAAGGCGATCGGAACAGCGATGCATCGAACACCAAATCCTTCGACTGGGACGAGCTGAAAGACTTCTTCGGTGGTGGCCTGCTGGGCACCCGTGGTGTGAAGAACAATACGAACGAAACCTATGAGCCGGAGTTTCGCGGAACGATCGTGATCAGCCAGAACGCCCCTGTAACCGGCCATGAAGCCATCATCAGTCGGATCGTCAAGCTTCACTTCCTCAAGCCCAAAATCACGCCCGAAAGCAGTGCTGCGGCTGATGCGCTCAATCAGATGGAAATGGACGAAGTCAGCAACTTCCTTGTCCAGGCGATCAGTCATGAACCTCAGGTGATGGCCCGGTTTTCCGAAACCTATCCGAAGCACCGCGAACATCTGCGTTCGTTGCGCACACTCAGCTCGGCTCGGATCATCAAGAACCACAGCATGATGCTCGCTCTTGTCGATTGCCTTGCCCTGGTGTTGCCACTGTCCGAAACCATGATCACCGGTGCGCGCCAAGAACTCATCGAAATGGCCCACGAACGGCAGGCAGCGATCGTCACCGATCCGCCTGAAGTCGTCGAGTTCTGGCAGGTCTATGAGTACCTGGAATCGCTTACTGGCGAGCCCTTGGTGAACCACAGCAAGAAGCCCGACGTCATCGCGATCAACCTCAACGGCTTCGCCAAAGTCGCCGCAGAGCACCGCCAGAAACTCGCCGACATCGGCACCCTTCGCCATCTGTTACGCGAGTGCCGCTCCCACAAGTTGATCGACATCAACCGCACGACATCCAGCGCGATTAACAGCATTCAACGCCGAAACAACTTGGTGAATCCACCACCTGAATCGGTGAGCTGCTGGCAATTCAAGGCCTAACACCACCAGGAGAAGAGAACTATGCACGTCCAAGTCATCACCGGCGACGGTCCGAACGGAGAGACGTTCCGACTCAGGCACATAAAGGGGCTGCAGGACTGGCTCGGCGAAACGGCAAAAACCGTTCATGCAGAAGCCTATGGCGCGGCCGGACTGGTCGAGATCCTCGAAGTCCGTGCAGTAAACGAGCAGGAGATCCTGGTACTGGATTGCAGCAGGGAACAGATCCAAGCGGTGCTGGAGTGGCAATCGGCGACTGATGAAGTCATCGAACTCGAGGACCTGGTGCTTCACCTGGTGAAGCAAAAGCAGTCACCAGAAATAACGGCCGGCGAAAGCCGGTAACAAGAACGGTGCCGAGGAGTTCGCACCTCCCCGACACCAGCCACCACTGAGGGCAACACCATGCAAGCACAGCACCGAAGCAGCAGCGACCCGAAGGCTAACACATCGACCAATGACGGCACCCAATCGGCACGACATCTGATGGCCATCCGGATCGTCGGCACCGCGCTATTCGATTACCAGGTGCGGAAAACCCCCGATGCACGGATCCGCCTTGAATGCCTCGCCACCATGGCCCACGAGCTCGGCGACATCAGCACGAACGAGGCCGCTGTTGTGGCCCAGCTGCTGGCCAAACCAATTTTCATCGGAGCATCTGTATGAGCAGCTACTTCTACAAATCGTCCACACCTAAGACAGTGGCGATCGTTCGCGATTTCTACAGCTGTAAGGATGCTCAGCTCGAGGCAATGAAACGTCTTGGCGAGCATTTTGGCGGCACAGTTGCCCCTATGCGCGACATTACTTCCCACTTTGCCGGTGGCGTGAAGCTGAGCAGTAGGCGTGAACTAGACGTGCATTGGCGCCGACCTGACGATTACGGTTACCGGTCATTGCGACAAAACCCTATTCCACCGAAAGGCATCACCAAGGAACAGCGAGCAGCCATCCGTGAAGAACATAAACGCCTGGTTGGCTTGTGGGGCGAACACTGTCCGCCGCGATTATGTGCCCACAAATACTGGGATCAGCTCGGCGTGAATACCGGAAATCTAATGCTCTCAGGAGGGATCAAGTTCGAGGTAAGCGGTATGGCCTATTTCAATCTCGGGTTCGACATTAATGAGGCGGATCATTTGGCCAAGCTCGCGGCCGACAAACCATCCTGCGGCTGGATCGAGGGCGCAGTCGAAATCACCGCCAGCGAATTTGAAGCAGCCAGGAGAGTGAAGCTCGATAGCAAGGAGGTCGCCAGTGCTTAGCACCACCGTCACCCGTAAGCGTCCAGCGATGGCCAGCAAGCGGCTAGATCTGCCCAGCATCTGCGACATCTGTGGGACGGCACGATCGACCCGCAAACACCAGACCTGCAGTCGGATTCGTCAGCAGCGTAAGACGGTTGAGTGGGATGCAGTGATGGCCGAAAAAGCCGCGGCCAGACAGTTGAAGGGACAACGCTATGCACGCTAGTGGCCGGAGTAGCAACATAACGAGCAAAGGGGGTAACCAACGTGAGTAAGCTGGATCGTTTCATGCGTGAAAGGGACGTGATCGAAGTAACGTCTCTTTCACACTCCACCATCTGGCGTGCCATGAAGGATGGGCGCTTCCCCCGGCCCATCCTGATATCCCCAGGCCGCGTTGGATGGCGGGAGTCTGCAATCATCGCTTGGCAGACAAACCCAGCAGGATGGAGAGCCACAGAGGCCGCGTAAGCGGCCTCACTCCGTAGCGACGATATTCTTGTGCAACCACAATGACCAACGCTGCAGGCCGCGCTGCTTTTCTTTGAAGTAGTCGTACCGGTCGTAGTGCTTGGACGACACATCGTTAAATGCGTGGCCCTGGATCCGATCGCGCAATTCCTTTTCCAGGCCCGCAACTCCCATTAGCGTTTTACAGGTCCGTCGAACATCGCGGAGTGTGAACGGCCCGTCGAACAGCTTTGTATGTCGGCTGTAAAGCTTCGTCACTGCCCTAGACAACGACTGCGTGTGCAACGGCTTGTCTTCCATCTTCCCCATGAACCGATAGGCGCTCGTTTCGCTGATCTCATCCAGCGTTTTCAGGCTTTGCCGCATCAGTCTGTTGTAGGGCACTGCGTGCAAGATCCGCTCACCGTCGACGCCCTTGAGGTTACGAATGACCAGGTGATCATCGAAGTATTGCTTGCGCGTGGTGCCCAGGAGTTGCTGGGGACGCTGGCCACCTGACGCGATCAGGAACTTGATCAGTTCAGACGTCACCAATGAAAGCTGCTCGGGGAGCAGGTTCCATAGCGACTTTAGTTCAGCAACAGACAACGCCCTGTTACCTGGTTGCTCCCAATCAGCCTGCACCGGAATGCTGGCCACCGGATTGCTAAGCAGTCCGAAATGAACCTTGTTCTGCAGATAATTCCGAGGGTTGTGTTCTTGCTCCAGGCCCAACTGAAATGCGGCGTGTAACTGCGATCGCACGCGGTTGCAGTAAGTAGTGATGCCGTTGTCGATCATCCTCGCGATAACAGTGCGGATCTCGACCGGTCCAATCATTGCGACCGGACGCTGAACCATTTGCGGAAAAGGTCGGGCCACATAACGCTCGAACGAGCTTTTCACATCTTCGACTGACGCAGCATTTTCGGCCCGGAGCTTCGCGATGTAGTTATCCAGGAGCTGCTGGAATGTACCCGCCGAAATTACCAGTTCCTTTTCTTCACGGCAGTTGTCCCTGGCAACGGTCAGGCTCAATGCCGGCCATGTGCCCAACTTTGTGAGCTTCTTCTTCCCGCCAACGAAACGCTGAAAATAGAACTCCTTTGTCCCGTTCGGGCGAATCTTGAGTAGCAATACGCCCTCTCCCCTCGCACTACGCCCGTCCGATATGACGAAGGGCTTTTCTCGGGGCTGCAGCGCCCGTATCTGCTTATCCGTGAGCATCGGTATCTCGTCCTGGTAGTTGGTGACAGTTCGTGGTGACAGTTCGCCGGAACTACTTTGATCCGAACTGAACAAGCACTGAATGCCGCACCACGCTGAAAGGCACGATTCTACTGGGCCAAGGGGGGTTAATGATATTCCCCGGCAGATGATGGCATTACGCCAATAATAGATTCCCAAGCTGATAACGAGGGTTCGATTCCCTTCACCCGCTCCAATCAGATTTCAGTCTCACGTCGTTTCTTGACGGGGGATGCAGGTAAAGAAAAAACCGGCCTTGATGGCCGGTTTTTTTGTGCCTGGGATTTGGGGGCCCTCCAGTCCTTGACGCCTCCGGCCCCGCATACTAGCGAATGCTATACTTCCTACGGATTGCATGAAGTGTGCAACGTTCCCCACGGGCGCAGATACCGACTGCAAATCTCAGTTTACGGCTGCGGGACAGAGGAG